AACAAAACCGGTTGAAAATCCAGATAAGTCTTTTCCACTTAATCCGGCAGCTCTACCAAATGTAGCAAATGTTGCAGCTGCATCTAATGCTTGTTGCTTTGTCTGACCTAATGATGCTGCTGCACCATCTGCAAATTTTTCAATGTCTTTGGCTGTCTCACCAAATAAAACATTAACTTTTGAAATGGTTTCGCTAAGATCGCTGGCAGCTTTAACAGCATCCACGCCAATTTTGATTGCCATTGCGCCGGCGGCAGCCGCGACAGCAGCAAACGCCAATGCAGCTTTTTTGCTGAAATCGCCGACTTTGCTTCCAAATGAATCAACCTCGGTTGTTGCGCCTTTAACGCCTTTTTTTAGTGCATCTAAATCAGCATCAAAGCTGACCGTGACTTTTGGAATTTTTGCCATTAATCTAGTCCGTTCGCTCTGATAATTGTTTGAACCATTGCAATATATTCTTTAGCCACAACCGGTGTGTAAAAATCAACAGCCGGTGTTATCCAATAACCGCTCGGATTAGCAGCTGCCTTAAATCTGTTTGTGTACTTACGGCCACGCCTATCAACGCCCGGATGTGAGCCATATTCTGAACCCCACATCAATGCTCCAGCTTGTGCCCGCTTTTGATTAGTACGCTTGCCATTTTTGCTTGTGTTGCCGCCATACTTTCGGCCAACAAGCTTTGTGCCGCCAATATCAACACGGATCAAGCGATCGCGTGGCGTGGTGATTGATTGAACAACCAATTTTGCCTGTGGCGTAGGCGAAACCAAGCCAAATTGGATCAGCTGGCCGGCCAGCCGTTTTGACATCATATTGGCTTGATCTCGCACCTCGCCTTGTACCTCTTTGGGCAAAGCTGACAAAAGAGAAAACAGGTTTTTGAGTTCTAAAGGCTCAACAGTAAAAGAAAATGTGCCGGTGTCTCTGGTTGATTTGCTAGCCATTGCGCCTCTCCATTATCTCAATTGCTGTTAATAAATCCTCAGCTGTTCTGAATTCGCTGATTGGTTGGCCGCTTGCAATGGCAACCTCCCAAAGAATTCTATTTATGCTTCCGGCTTTGTAACTTTTGGGCTTGCATCACCGACAACAATATCGCTGACAGTCTCGCACCAAATTTCAAATGGCTTGACAGGTTTGCCAGCCATTTCACGCTTCATTGCGTGATATGCAAGAAACAACAGATCAGACACGCCCATTTTGTCTTGAGCTTGTCCAATCGTGTTGCCTGTCTTGTTTTCCCACTTTGCCCACTCCGCTGGATGTGCAATGTATGTTTCAGCATCGCCATTTGTGTATTCGATTGTGATTGGTAGTTTCATTTGCTTGCTCCCGATTTCTCTAATTAAGCCAATGTAGGTGTTGTCACACAGGTGAAGGCTAGTGAAACAGTTTGTGCATCTGGTGCTGTGCCTCCAGCTGATGGGAAAATTGGTTGCACATCAAATGTGAAAACCGATCCCGATGCAGCTGTGAAAACCACAGTCAATGGTGTATTTGGTGCGGTGTCTGCCGCTGTCCATAGCGCGTTGCATAATGATCCACCAGCTGGCCAATCTGCAAGCATTTCAACGGCAAATGTGCCTTGCGAATCGGTGGTGTAATACGCCTTGCCATCGAGTGTTTGATATGTATTGATTGTTGAATCAATCGTTAAAATTGCTGATGTGGCCTGAGCATCATACGAATCACCAGCAATGGTAAATGTGATGTCTCTGCCGGTCACGATTGTTGTTGGCATGATTTCTCCTTAGTTGGTGTAGTAGGTGCTTACTTGTAAATCGGCTGTAAGGTATTTACCTGCACCGACTTCCAATGGTTGTGGTTGATTTACATTGCCGACTTCATAGCCGTCTGGCATTGCGCTTATGATGTTGATCATCAATGTTTCAAGATTGTCCAAAGCTGCGCCATTGACTGTGATGTTGATGTTGTTACCCATCAAGCCGCTCTTGTTCAATGGGATCACAGCTTCCGGGCCAGCCTCACCGATCATCGCCAAAGTCGGTGAATTGACTATGCCGCCTTTTGCCAGCATTGGCACATCTGGGAAAATGTCAGCAACCTTGAACCCTTTACCGCCAACGAGTGGCACCCAATCCGGCACCGATATATCAATGCTGAAATCGAGTTTATTCCAAATACCAATAATTGCGTTCAAAACCGCTTTCATGCCGTTGTATAAAGGATCAAAAATGCTGTTCGCTTGGTTTACGAGAAAATTCTTGACATTGGTGAAAATAGTTTTGATTGCGTTAAATCCATCTGTCACCGCGCTGGTTACATTGGCGGCAACATTGATCAAACCTGAAATGACATCGGCAATGCCGGTGATTGTGCCCGAGATAAATTTGCCCATGATTGGAGCAATGGTGTCTCTTAAGAAAACAGCCAAAGTGGTCAAAGCATCTGTCAATGGCTTTAAATCGGTTGCATTGTTTTTGAGTGCTGTTGAAATGTCATTAAACGCTGAAAAGACCGCTTTGATGATTGGCACAAGAGTGACATTGAGAATTGGGATCACATATTCATTGATAAAATTATAAAAAGCCTTGAAAGCTGGGATTAAGGTGTCATTGAGATATGTGCCTATAGTTTTGAAAACTGGAGCCAATTCTTTGCCTACTTTATCGGCTGCGGTTTGGATGATCGGAATAACATCATTGGTGAAAATGGTCATCAATGGTGTGATGGCATCGAGGATGAATCCACCGACTGTTTCTTTTCCTTCATCAAATGCAATGCTCAACCGAGCCATTTTGCCTTGAAATGTGTCGGCTTTGACGGATGCCTGATTTTCAAAGGTGTCAGCTAGTTTTTTGGTGATCTCGTCCATTGAGAGTGTTTTGAGCTGTGCCGCGCTTAATCCCACACCCAATTTGCCCAAAGAGGCTGTGTTGCCTTCCTGAGCCTTCGCCAAGGCATTTGATACGGCTTCGAGCGATTTACCGCTACCGGCAGCAATGTCAATCGCCAAAGTCTGTAATTCTTGTGCCTTTTGAACATCCCCGGTGGCTCGCGCCAACCTCTCAAGCGATGGCCTCAAATCGTCATCGGTAACACCATAAGCCAATGAGGTTTTTGTTATGTAATCCTCAACGCTCTTAATCTGCTCATTTGTTGCACCGGTGACATTTCGCAATGTCGTGGCCAATTTCTCCTGTGCAGCTTGATCGGCGATGGCAGATTGCACACCATCGACCGCCAACTTGACCGCGTAAGCACCGGCTGCGGCACCGGCTGCGGCAAATGCTAAGCCAGCCTTTTTTCCAAAATCAGAAATGTTTGAGCCAAAAGTTTGAACCTCTTTTGTGCCGGTACCAAGACTCTTTTTGAGCTGATCTACATCGGCAAGAATTGATAACTTGAGCGTTCTCGATTGTCCGGCCATCACCACTCCTTCAAAATCTTAGAAAACGCCGCTTCCCATTGAGCGATGATCCGAGGTTGTTCAGCTCTTAATGTTGGGTAGATAAAGTATCCTTTTGAACCTCGGCCTTCACGGCCTGACCACACCGGCAGATTCTTATATTTGTTTGAGCCAAATTCATAACCGCCCCAAAGCTGTTGCGTTGTACCGCCGCCTGAAAACTTTTGAGACACAAATCCAAATGACAATTCACCGATCTTTGATGACTTGCTCACACGCGATCCATCAGCGATTCGGGATGCGGCTTCGTTTGGGCGGCCGCTGGCTGTGCTTTTGATCCGTGATTGCACATAAGTAGCAAGCCCATTTGAAACGGCTTTGGCCTGTCCGATCGCTGCATCATCCATCGCCTTAAAAGCTCTTGTGATACCGCGCAAATCATTCTTATCATAAGTGATTGCATCACTTGCCATTGCGCTTCTCCAATATCTCAAATGCCGTTAAAATATCCTCAGCCGTTTGGACTTCCGATCTCGGCAACCCGGTCGCTATTGCTAACTCCCAAAGTTTCCGATTCAAGCTTCCGTAATTGTAGCTTTTGGGTTATCAGTCTCCCCCATGTTGATGTCGGTGACTGTTTCACACCACACCTCAAAGGCTTTAACAGGCTTACCGCCGGCCTCGCGCTTCATGGCGTGATATGCCAAAAACATCAGATCGGCAATTCCCAACTTCTCCTGTACTTGCTGGATCGTGTTGCCGGTCTTTTGTTCCCACTTCATCCACTCCGGTGGGAGCGCGGTATATGTCGCGCTCTCCCCGGCCGTGTATTCAATTGTGATTGCTAGCTTCATTTATTTGCTCCCGATTCTGTTTTCTAGCTGAATGACTCTGTTGGTGTTCCAACGACTGTCAATGACCATGTGTCTGTGAGTGCGCCTGGAGCCGCTCCACCAGCTGTTGGGAAAATTGGCAATACATTGAAAGTGAAAACCGCACCTGTAACAGCTGTGAATGACACCGCAACGGTTGTGTTTGGTGCCGATTCAGCATTGCTCCACATTGACTCAAACAATGAACCAATCCCGCCTGATGCGCCCCAGTCTTGTAAAAGTTCGATGTTGAAAGTCCATTGTGTATCCAACGACTTGTAAGCGCGGCCATCGAGAGTTTGATATGTCTCAATGATCGTGTCGCATGAAAGTGTTGCTGATGTTGTCTGTGCATCGTACAGCTTTGTGTCCAAAGTAAATGACACATCGCGGCCGGTAATGATTGTTGTTGGCATTTTATTTCTCCTTAATTGGTGTAGTAGGTGCTTACTTGTAAATCGGCCGTGAGGTATTTACCTGCACCGACTTCCAATGGCTGTGGTTGATTGACATTGCCGACTTCGTAGCCGACCGGCATTGTGCTGATGATGCTGATCATCAATGTTTCAAGATTGTCTAAAGCTGCGGCATTGTTGGCATAACCGACAACACCAGTCACAGTCAGATTGACCTTGACCTTTGTTGTGTTTTTGCCGATCAAAACGCTTTCCAAATATGGTGCATCCGGGATCAAACAGATGCTCGGTGATGTCATTGTCTCTGGGATGCCGTTGTACACATTGGCAGCAATGCCCGAAAGTGCTGTTTTAAGTGGTGTGCGTATTGCCGATTCGATGCTCATTGGCACATCGTTTCGACATCAAGAAACGGGCCTAAGAGGCCGATGACTCTGTTGCTCAAGCTGCGGCCGAGAATAAATGGTGACGGCTGAAAATTGTCTGACATGATTTGGTTGCCCGGAGCTGTGATGCTCTGAAAAATCTCTACGGCTACAACCAAAATTGCGTTTTCAATCGGTGGTGTCGATGCGTACAGCTGCGCTGCCGATGATCCACTCAATGTTGCTGTTGCCGCTGGAATAAACGGCAATGGATAATCACGATTAGCCGCATTTGTTGCAGCTGTGAAAGTGTATGGCTCAATCCGATCATCGGTGACTGTATAAGTCGCGCTGTAAGTTCCGGCCCCGGTAACAACAACAGATTGACCCGGCACAAAGTAATTTGGCCGCATTGTGGTGAAATAAATGACGGATTCATCCACATTGGCAAAAGTCACCGATGATTGGTATTGCGTAAGTAAAGGCAAAATCGTTTGCTCTGCGGAATCTATGTAAGAATCCAATTGAGCATCACTATACAAAGAAACCGAGACACCAAGAATCGCTCTCAGCTGCGAGGCTGTAACTATTGATGGCATCTCGGTTCCTTTCGTGTCAGTAGCGTTCGGGAGCGACCGCTACCGATAGTGATTTATGGGAGGTTGTTAAATTGTGCGCCATTTGGCACCTTGGCAGCTAGTGCGCCATAGCCGTAGTACAGGATGTCAATTGTTCCATCGCTGTTGATATTGCTGCGTAGCGTAAAGCGTGGAGATTCGTACCATGTGTATGAATCTGGGTTCACAACTACCATTGATGAATCGCCATCGGCTGTTGTTGTGCCAGCGTTACCAAATGAGCGTGAAACATAAAGATTAAGACCCGGTGAAACTACACCGCGCAATGAATCTCCGCGAACATTTCCAGCTGCGTTTGATGGTTGTGCTGCATTGTAAAGAGGTGCGCCATTGTCGTTGTATCCCATGATGTTTCCCCATTGTGTTGGTGAAACAATCAATGAGCGAGCGAATCCAAGTGATGCGCCATAAACATTTGCGGCTGCCTTTGATGTGTATCCAAGGAATCCGGTTGCTGAATTTGCTGCCTGTGCTGTCACGCTAGTGACTGCCGCTTGCATTGCTGCAAGTGCATATTCATCAGTCTCTTTTGCATAAGCAAATTCAAGATTCTGGAGCAAAGCTGTTAGGTACTCTGGTCGGCTGCGATCAATGAGCTCTACTGTCGAGATCGCACGGCCTTTGAACGGCTGTACGGAAACCGACAAAAATGTCGCTGATAGTGATGATTCTGTAACTGCATCATTTTCATCAATTGGCAAAACTGTTGGAACAGCCGTTACGCGAGGCAATTCAAATGTCATGCCTTCCGCAACTAAAGTTTCGCGGCTGATGCCATCGATTGTGCCACGATCAGCATTTGCAAGTGCATTGATTACCTGTGTGCTTTGTGGTGTTGGAATCATGCCGGGTGCTGTTGATGTTGTGTTATCAGCTGCCTTGACATACTGGCGTGAATCCTCATCGTGCAAAACGCTTGCGCGTAGGTAGTGCTCAAGGTATGAAACCTTGTCCACAATTGGTGATCGTGGTGCTGTGTAGTAAGCCGGGCGTGATGCTTGTACAGGTGCGACCTCTGGAGCTGCTACCGGTTCAACGGCAGGAGCTACTGGTTCGGTAGTGTTGTCCATCTTGTCTCCTTCATTTGGGTTTGTTGTCTCTGTAACTGTTTCAGTTTCAGAATCCTCTGATGCGGCTACCTCAGAAACGCGAGCTGATCGCACAGCCGGTTCAGTAACCAAAGCGACAGCTGTGAGCTGCCCATTGAGCACCTTCATGGTGCCATCCTTTTGCATTTCGTAATTGTCCACAGCCAACTCAATTGAGAATCCATCGCGTAGGCCTTCCATGGCCTCTGTCACTGCATCTGTGCCAGCTGTGGTGTTGGCGATTTTAAATGTGGCTGTCATTTCCTTGTCGTTCACACTCATGGCGATACTTTTCCCAATTCTGCGAGTATTGTCATGCTCAAGGTTAAGAAAAACATCCTGTGGCTGAATTGATCCACGAGCAAAAACAACTTTGCCGGTTGATGCATTTGCGTGCTCATTAAAAGCAACGATGCGACCGCTGATTGTGCGTGCATCTGAATCAGCTGCCGTGATTTGCATTGGTGTTGTTAGCTTCATGAGATCATGTCCTCCATTTGTCTAATTTCATCGGTGGTGATTGCCCCGATTTCAAATAAAATCTTGTAAATCTCTGCACGCTCTTTTTCTGATCCGCGCAAATAAGCCTTCAAATCAAATTCCACGCGCTGTGTTGATGGCGTAAAATCTGGCATTGAAAGTCTTGATGAAATGCTATTCATCAGCGGAAGCAGCGAGAAATCCAAAAGAGTTTGACGCGCCGTTTGGGCGTTTTGATAGGTCATGGATGATCCAGTCGGCGCATCAATAAAGTAGGCCGGAATTCCCACGGCGCGTGCAAGTTCAGTTGCGATGATTTCGCGTGCAGCATTGAGGCCAATTTGCTCCGGTGTGAATCCGACTGTTGTCAATTCAACATCGGCATTGAGAAACGCTGTTCCGCGATTTCTACGAGCTGCGCCCCATGCATCAAGCAATTTTGCAATGCGATCAGCTGGCAATGCTGTGCCATTGGATTTTAAAACCATTGATGGCACGGGTTCGCGTGCGTACATTGCGGCAGCTCTTTCAAGCTCTGCACCAGCACGAATTGTGCGCCCGGCGCGATTTAATAAACCTTCATCATTGCCATAAAACACAACAAGTGAGCCAACACCAGACATCGAAAGCACGCGGCCCTCGTGGCCGCTCAAAAGCTTGGATCGGAGTCATTTGTTGTAAAGCTGCTCCATACATGGGAAAACACCATCCAGCTTGATGATCGTGCCATTGCCAACGATGCAGCCGCCTATTGTCGCAAATATCCGATTGAGTATTTGCTTTACAGCCGCCGCACATCCGGAGCTGTG